CTATTAAGCTACTTAGCTTTTTTGTTATTTTTTTTATTTTTATTTTTTGAAGTTTTCTTCATTGGTTTTTTTGCTGTCTTCTTAGCTTGTGCAAAGTTTTTAGCTGTGGGCGCTCCCTTTGAACCCTTCTTTCTCATCTTTTCGCCACTACCTGCAGCTATTCTTTTTCTTTTCTTATTTATATTTTCATACAAACTCATTTTGTTAGTCCTTTCTGCTTTTCGTATGTTCTGAGTGATCCGATTCCAAGCATGCCGCCGAGAACCGTTAAAAGTGTGCCCATATCAAATTCAGGCAGCTCTGGTAGTTCTGCACCCGCAAAACTCGCACCAAATATAATTAGATCTTTTACAATAAAGTGATAGGCAAAAGCAATCGCGCAGACCCACCCAACTGCTGGTCGCCAGCCGCCCTTAAATATAGAACCGCTTGCAGCTTCTGCTTTGTTAATCTCTAACTGAGCAAGCAGAGCCTCCTGCGCATGTTTTTCAGACATGGTGGCTATCTCGTGGGCGAGCTTCGCCTTCTGATCTGCATCAGGTATAAATTTATCTAGAAGTCCCGTTACTGGACCTATCAACGCTTGTAACATTATTTAACTCCATTCTTTGCCATATAAGCACTTGTCCCCATGTAGGTGCCAACAATACCCGCTCCTGATATGTAAAATAAATTAGATATATCTGCTAGGGCTTCAACACGTTCAATAGGAACTATAAACATAGCAACTGTAAATACACCCATACCAATTAAAGTGTATCTTGCCATGCGTAATTGCGCTAAGTTTTTTCTAAGTTTTGTTTCTGTTTCTTTAATTTCTTTTGCTTGCTGTAGTTCTTCATTAGTGATTTCGTTGTCACCATCAAGATCATATTCATCTAGTATAGAACCTTTTTGTAATTTTTTCTGCACCATCAGTATACTTTTACCTTATCAGGATTAACACTTGGAACTAATTTACAAATACACTCGTATGTAACACTTTGACCCACCTCATTCTTGTACTCTTGTTTATTTAAAAATTTTGTGTAGTAAGTACAATCATTGACAGACTTGAAATACACGGCTCCCTGAGCTACACCATTCATATAACAGGCAAGCATGAAAGCCGTAACCATTACATCAAGTCTTTGTAATAACTCATATCACCGCGCACACTGTAAACCTCACCGCCGCCTGCCATCTTTACAGGTTTGACTTTATCACCATGACCCTGTCTAATTAAAAACTCTTCAAAAGACATAGTATCTGATGCGGGTCCATCAAAATATTCTTCTCTTAAATCTTTTTCAGTTCTTTTGTCACCTTTTTTAGCCACCTTGACCTCCTTGTTGTTTCATTTGCTCTCTTCTCTCAGCTGCATTAATCCTTGCCGCAGTCTGCTTCTCCTGACTTTCTAGTCTCTTATCAAACTGTGCATCTCTTTGTGCAACCTTCTGCGCTTCAAGTCCAAGTTTCTGCCTGTCAATCTGAGCATCATTCTGTTCAGCTTGGGCCTTAACCTGTAACTCCTTCTCTTTCAACTGCACTAACGGATCAGGCTTGCCTGATCCAGATAGTTCAGCACTCAAGGCTTTCAATCTAGACATGCCCTCAGCTACATACTGAGCTGTCTTAGCCTCTAAGTCAATCATCTGTTCTTCTGACACAGCTTCACCACCGCCAGCTTGTATCAAATCAACCGCAGCCCGTTCACGAGCTCCTATCTTTACATGCTCCATGATATGCTTTTGTAAAGTCACAGCCATCTGTGGTGACTGAGCTACCAGAGGTGTAGAGCCAAAAACCATATGTGCCATGATGTGAGCTTCGTGGTCCTGTCCTTCAAATGCCACTAAACTTATCTGATCAAGAACATCTATATTCTCCTGTGCAGGATCTTTTGGTACAGCTTCAGGTTCAGGTGTTCTCTTCAATATTCTGTCAATATCTCTTACACCCAACGCCTCATACATATCTCTAAATACTTCATATAAGTTGTGCATATCAGGCGCAGCTGTAGCAAGCTGCATCTTGGTTTGTGCTAACGAGATCCTCTGTGCCTGACTAAATATATTAGGATTAGATACAGGTAATACATCTACACGATCATCAAAGTCAGTTTTTTTTATGTTGCCATCGACACCTGTAATACTATACGGATACTCGTCAGGTAAAAACTCTGCCATGACATTAGATAACAACTTGAACTCTAGCTTCATTGCATAATGCAATCTCTTATGAACAGCAGACATGACTCGTGAGCCCTGTTCCAACATCGCTATGGTAGTACCCACGGCTGCCTGTTGATTACCATCGCCTACTTTTAAATCTGTTATGGTAGCGAATCGTTGTCCTGCATTAACTACAAAGCCTAACAAGCTCATCAAAGTCTGGTCAGGTCCCTTGAATGGTAATGACATCAAGCTCGCTTTAATATCACCCCCTGGGGCATCTACATCTCTAAACTCTCCAGGCTGTAAAGGCTCATCATCATCCCTGATCCGTAGGCCGCGGGCCTTAAATCCTGCTGGCAAGTTCGATAACGTACCTGCATCAATCAACTGTCTCAACGCAGCAGTCGCGGTTCTTGATAAACCTCCAATGGTATGTATCAAACCTAAGCCATAAAAACCAAAGCCTGGAAGAAACTTGTAATGTACAAAATATTGTATCTTCGATTTCTTCTTGTCATCTTCTTTGTAGTTCCTGCGAATCGCCAGTATCTGGCCATTATCCTGTGATATGGTAACAATATACGGTACCTTGATGCCTGTTGGCTCACCGTCCTCGTCCATCTCTTCGTAACCTTCAAGATCCAGATCTACATGACACTCCAATAATGTACAGTCATAATCTATCTGAGATGGATACATACCATCTATTCTCTCAATCTCGTCAGCTAAACTACCAGAATCAGACTGAGCTGGTATCACAGGTATGTCTTTGTAAAAACCAGATACCTGTCTCTTTCTTAAATCATTCAAGCTCATCTTCAGAACTTGTGTAATGTTAGGACAAGTTTCTAAATCAGTCGTATTGTACGGTACAATCAAATTTTCTGCAGGCACAAACTTACTTACAGCTCGGTCTAAGTTCTCATCATAGTAAACTTTCTTAAACGTACTACCTGCTAACGGTAAGTAAAACAACATCTGATCTAACTCAGGCGTGTACTCTTCCATAATGCAGGTTATGTAATAGTTCATAAACTCCTTTACACGTTGAGCTTGGTCTTCTTTTTCAGGAGTGCTTGAGCCAAGCACAGTTGTTCGCACGGGTCCAGTGGGCGGCAACAATTCATTAAAGGCTTGAGCTTGGAACTGCGTGGCGGACTCTGCAAGCAAGGGGTGCGTAACACCGCTGGCTCCTCTGAAAGGCTGTGACCTTTCTTCGTAACTAAATCCCAACAACTCCAAACCGTTAGCGAAAGCATCTTCCCACTCCTGTCTACCACTCTTGTTCTCATCAAACTCACCAATCAGCTCACTGGCGATCCTGCCTAGTAAATCATCTGGCATGTCCTCAGCTAAATTAGCAGAGAAATCCATGTCAGCATCGCGCTTGTCCCGTGGGTCAAAGTCTATAACAACACTGCCATCGTCCTCTTCCATGATCTCCACGTTATCAGGTACAGGGTCCATATCTAATGTTTCAGGCATTTCAACTTCTACTTCAGCCGCCAACTCTTCTTCGTTCAACTGAGATGGCACATTCTCCATCATGCTGCCTATTGGTTCTCTTGCCATGTAAATCTCCTTTCAGGAACTATACCATGAATTTTATAAAAGGTTCAATACCTTGTGGTCCGCGGTTCATGTTTACCGCTTTATCCTTCAAAGATATTACACCGCCACCTGCTTTCATCGTATCAGGGCTCTGTCTTTTGTTAGCTATCATTTGACTTAATAGCTTACTAAAGCTAGTCGCTTCGTCATCATTTTTAAATTGAATAAAATCTTTTTTGTCCAAAGAAGCTTGATAAGCATCTTCTATCGTTCGATATCTAACTAACTCTCCCTCAACTAAACGTATAGTAGGGAACAATCTACCATCAATAGAAGCTGTCTGGACTGTTTCTAAACTTTCTGTCATAGGCGTAGAAGGATCTAAAGCACGACTTAACCATGCAGGTCTTTCTCCCAAAGGTAATATGGCTCCGCCGTCTTCTTTCATTATGTCTGGGTTTGTTCTTTCTCTTGGATCGTTTTTACCAAATCTGCCTTTCAAAACAGCTTTGCTACCTTTGGGTCTGTCCGTTAACATAACATAGGATAAACTCCCTGCATCCTCTACTGCATTGTAATATGGTAAATGTGTAAAGCCCTCTTTGGCTAATTTTTTTCTAAACTCTCCTATAAATTTACGAAAGTCACTAAAAGGAAAATTGGGCTTGTCCCCAACTAAATGACCCATATCAAATGCTTTGGGAGAATAAGCATCACCGAAACGATCTTTATTATACTCTATAAGCAGATGCATATTAATGCCTTCTTCATCCCAAACATCTACATCTTTTACCCTAGAGCCTGCTTTTCCTTTAGGCGTGTAAGGTTTACTTAAATCTGCTTTCAAAGGATAGGTGCCACCAAAGGTGGTTCTTGGTATAGGAATACCAGCTTCATCATATCCTAAATTACCTGTAGCAAAACGGTCTTGTCCAGGTCTTAGAGCTTTAAACCTATCTCTAGCAGCTTTAGGACTCCCAACATGTGTACCAAGAGCATCCAAAGCACTAGGAGCTTTGTCTGGATCAAAGACTGTAAACCCCGTTTCTACATTAGGAGAGTAATGAAAAACATCTTGTGGAGTATCAGATTTTGAAACAAATTTAGAAGTGGCCATACCTAGTGCACCTTTTGGGACTGCCTTTGGAAGTAATTGAGATCCTAATAAGGTGCCTCCAGTTACATTCATAGACGTATCAAAAGCTAGTTGCTGTATTTCCTGCGGGCTGAGTTCACCGCGCATAAGAGCACCAAACTTCATAATACCACTGTAAGCATCCTTCAATGCTGGAGGTATACCCATTTGGATATCACTCAGACCTACCTCACCAAAAGGCGTGGTCTTAGGAACAGTCATAGGTAGAAAATATCCTATACCAGCTAAAGGTCTTCTATCTTGCCCTGTAGGTGGTAAAGCATCACTAGGTTGAAAATCTTCTCTAGCCATCTCTTCCAAGAACCTGTGCTAGCTGGGCCATGAGGCGTGGGTCGTTGGTCTTGGACTTTCCTGCTTTTTTCATTATACGACTCATAACTAACATCTCTCTGTCAGCAGGGATCTCCTGTATCTCAATAGTTGTTTTCTTCATCAAACCTTCTATTCCTGGGGACCCACCGTATTTCAAAGGGATAGCTTTTGGCTTTACATAATTAATATCTAATAAATCAATACCGCCTAGAGCAGGCTCTGCAAAACCCTCAAACTCTAACATCTTTTTACTAATAGCATCTAATGGTTCTATAAATTTTTCAGGCGCTCTAGTTGTGTCCTGATCCAAAGGATCTAATGCATTCGGATCATTCATAAGTCTTTCTATAATATCATCAGGGTCTTCAGTTAAATTATCAAGATCTTGTTCTAAAAAAAATTGATCACCAAGATCAGTATCGCTATCAAAAATTGGAATGTCTTCTTTGTTTGCGTTGCGTACTACACTGTCAGCCATCGTCACCTCAATAATATGCTCTCACTTGAGCAGACCCATCGCTCTCTTCCCAATCATCTGAAGGTAACTGTACAAAATTACCCTGACGATATCGCATTAAAGCCTGTGTCATGCTATCCACAAGGTCATCATACTCTCCATTTGGAAAAGCTGCAACCTCTTCTATCATCTCCTCTGCAAAAGTCTCATCGGGGGCCCAAACCATCCCAGCTTCAAACAAAGGTGATACAGAATGTACTCTGGATACCTTATCATTACCTTTACTCGGTGTAAAGTTAACAACAGGTATGCCCATGTTCCGTAGTTCGTGGGTCAAAGGCAGCCCCGTTGCCTTGGCTTCTATAATAACTGTTTCGGGGTCCCAATAATTATACTGCTCTAACGCAACATTCTTTAATTCTGGAAAGTCCCACCTGTCTTTTATACTATCTAACAGTATCAAAGCGGGCTGGCCCCCTATTTCTTCTGGATAAAACACGCCCCATGTGGTTATTGCACTGTAATCTGACGTTTCACGCTTTGAAAAAGCCGTATCGTAGCTCTGAATGACGTATTGTAGGTTAGGAACATTCTTTTTTTCCCATTTTCGCCACCATTCTCGCTTAATTATTGCATTTTCTTCGCCTGTAGGCTGTTGTTGGTACTGTGCATTCCATTTACTGGGTGGTATTGACGCTTTTACTGCTGTTAAATCGTCCAAACTCCAATATTCTGGCCAGCAGGGCTGCCCGTTTTCAAAAATAGCAGGCAGTTCTACTATCTCCCACTGGTCTGCAATAGGATCTTTAGCCATAGAACGTAGTAACTGACCTGTTAAATCCTTTTCTGACCACCTAGTCTGCACTAAAACGATACTTCCACCAGGCTGTAGTCTCTGTCGGGGGCCCCCAGTGTACCAATCCCATGCATCTTCAAAACCATTGTTACTCATCGCAGTCTGTTCCGAGTGCGGATCATCAATTATAACAAGATCACCACCTCGACCAGCTAAGTTTGATCCAACACCGACAGCATAATACATGCCACCCTTGTTTGTATCCCATCTACCTGATGCTTTACTGTCAGCTGCGAGACTTACATCAGGAAAAACTGTTTTGAACTCGTCCGTTTCAAGAAGGTTCTTTACCTTTCTACCAAAATTAACAGCAAGTTCTGTCGTGTGAGTGGCTTGAATAATTTTCATACTAGGATTTCTACCCATCATCCATGCGGGAAACAAAAAAGATGCAAACTCTGATTTAGTATGTCGGGGTGCCATATTAATTATTAGACGTTTCAGTTCCCCACGAGCTACCCTCTCTAACTTTTCTGATATTATTTCGTGGTGCCTGCCCTGAATAAAGCTTGGCCAAATGTTTTTTACAAAACTTAAAAACGTATTTTGGCACTCCTCGTTCTTCTCTAACTGAGCTAGTCTTAGTTCAAGTTTAAGTATCCTCTCGTCCTGTATTCTACCATCCATGTAGGGGCCCCTTGCCTTAAAATTATATGCGATTTATGGGTTATTATAATATAGTTAATCGCCATATCAAATTATTTATAAT